GAAGGTGATCACGTAGATTGCACCTGGTGTGGCATTGTAGCTCACGAAGGTTCCGGTTGAGGATAAGCCAATATCACCGCTCAGAGATTGTTGTATCAATCCGCACGGTGAGGCGTTTGAGGCTGCTGTCCGCACGGTGTGGCCGGTCATCGGGGAACCGACAACATCTGGCTTGAGAATTGGCTTGAAAAATTCAACGCAGTACGATACCCATAGCTCACCCAGGTTTTGGAGAGGGTTAGACTGGGTGGCGAACTGGAAGTTGCCGTAGTCATACAATCTCAAATCCTGATTGGCCGGCACGGTGCCAGTACGCACATACCTTTGTGGGATAGTGGTCTCCTTACTAGAGCATTCTATGCCATGGATCAGGTTGTTGGTAGGCTTAACTGACACTGCAAATTCACTGTTCTCCATCTGTTGCTTGGTTGCATACTCTGGCACGTCCGCATTGTAGTTGGTTGCCATTACAACCACTCCAGGTGATCCGGAAGGTACGAAGTCGGTGATTAGTGAGCGAAATTCGAACACTAATCCGTGGAACTTGTACTCTTGGTAGTTATCTGCTACCGAGGACAACCAAGGGAAGGTTGATGAGATTCCAGGGTTCAACGGGTATAAAGTGTTATCAAAGCTGGCCGTGCCAGCGATATCACCAAGATACTCACGGTGACAAATGATGTTTGTCGAGTGGGTAGTGCTGAACTGGGGAATCTGTGTGGGAGCAGTGAGGACGTTGTACTCAGGAGTTGGGCCAGTGATTTGGTAATCACCCGACCCCATAATCTGGCCGATACCACTACCAAGATACCGCCCCACTGTACTTCCCAACTGGCCATAACCGAACATTGAGCCTGCAGCTCGACCGATTATTGATCCACTATCAGCGAACGGGGTGCTCTTTTTCTTTTGTTTCAAGGGTTTAGTTCTAGAAACTGCCATCCTGGCTAGTTTCTTTTCTAACAATGCAACCTTGAGTGCATTGTTGTTGGATTTCTTTGATCTGTTTGTCATTGTATTGGATACCCGATGACAACGGAGACTATCCATCCCACCAGTACATTATTGAAGCGCCGTGTAGTCGTTTGGCATTTTGTTTAGCACGGAAGTATTAAGCTGAGCACCGTTTTGGGCAATTACCTAGTGGGACCCAATGCACCTGTTAAGGTCTGGTGCAGACCGATGATCCCATCACGGGTGTGGTCCCAGATAGGGGAGGGTGACAAACTCACACGCTTCATTACGATACGTTAGTGTTTGCCGCCGATACTCCTCCTCTATAGCGACCTGGGCCTCTGGTATGACTCCAAAGGCGCGGTAAAAAGAGACTCTAGCTAATTCAGACACTTTGGATAGTTTCCTATCCATTCCGCGCCCCATTATCCGCATACCAGTCAACATGCTGAGGTGGTCTAGTGGCTTCATTCCATCGGAGTACCTATCCAACAGGGAATAAAACTCTTGCCAAACTGGTATTCCACCAGTCATTGATATGCCACCTTGTCCGACCGCTGAACACCAGCGTTTGAACACCTTGTTGTTTGGTATGTCCGTGATGATTGTTGCATCCTTGGATATGGCTACCCTAGGATCTCGAATCATGATGTACTTGCTACCATCGTAAACCGGTTGTGCTTGACAAAACACAACCTTTTCAATGACATCGACCGGCTCCTCACACACCATCGTAAACCCGAGGTTTGTAAAGTATTCATCGATGTTTTGTTGGAACTGCTTGAGATCACGTTTTTCCATGAAAACCACGCAATCATCACCATCGTTCACCAACTTAGCTCGCACACCCACTGACTCACAATAAGCGTAAACCATACTTGACATAAGGAGACAATTCCCAAGAGCAGTGTTCATATCACCACTCATGCGTTTCCCTTGGATCTTATACGCAAGTTTACCATCATCACACCTCCCAGTCCCTTGGTTGGTCCGCTGCCATGATAACAGCATCTGTAGTTCCTTGTTGCCTGGGTAGAACATCTCATATATGGAATGTTCCCACTCAAGTGCCTTAGAGGATACATGCTGATCAAATCTTGATGCATCTAGACCTACCGCCACAGGATTATCAAACGAGTCCCAGTGACCTAGGATCACCTTCCCTCTTTGTGTCATATTTAATCCCTTCATGATCGTGCTACCTTGCCATAGCTTGTCGATCATTTTGTAAATTCTCTTCTCAATCGGCTTTACAAACCGACCAACACTAATACCATACCTAGGGTTACGTGGTTGGATAACTCTAGGAACCGGATCTTTCTTCGCAGTGAAGTTATATTTCTCGCACTTGACAAATGCCTTAATGTAGGAATCCATGCGGGTGAGTGGTGCTGTCAGCACTGATCTCATTGCATTTGTGTAAATGGTCCTCTTGCGACCCTGGTATGAATCAGCAAACTGCTGATACGTCATCGGGGTGGAATATCGAACCATGCACTTGAATTTCTCCTTAATTGCATCTAGTCTGGCAAATCCGAGTTGATCTGGTTGAGGTGGAGCATGGAACCCATCGTCTCTCTTAACGAAAAACACTCTTTCCTTAATCGCTCTCTCTAGTGTATCAATGTTGTTGTTGTAGACTGCGTAGTTAACTGGGGGTGAGATCCCACCAATTCGATACGACTTTCGCAGCCGGGGTTGCTTCCCTAATGTTTTAGTCACCTTCAGGCTGCTATGGTCGGGAGCTGTGCTCGTCACACAGTTCATAGCAGGTGACACCATTAGGCCCCCTCAGCCCTCCTTGTAGCTAGGGTCGCGGCGACCACTAATTCCAAAGAGGGACTTAATCCAACTGAATGGTTCAATTGGTGTTTGGTTGTAATCGGCCAACCGCCGTAAGAATGCGTCGCTATTGGCTAGATCCCTAGCAATTACCTCATACCTGGTTGGGCTAAAGGCGAGTTCAACAGCTGTCGGTAGCATCTCTTGTATATGGGATGTCCTCATACCAATCTCCTTCATGCGGTCACCAATAAATCGGTGAGCAAGGATGTAGTTGGATTCAGACCGGGTCCGCAACAGAAATTTATGCCTAGCTTCGGCAGCTAGCATTGCTATCACTCTCAGTTTTCTTTCCCGCGAGGGAGGTCCTACGCCTCGCCCCCCCGCGTGGTGCCTGCCCACCTGGTTGTTAGTGACATATGGCTCTTCCATATTTTGTCCCTCACAA